CCATCTAACCACTCCTCAGGTATAGTTGCTTCTGCCCATACAAAACCATTACGGTCTGCCCATTCTGCACAGGTCATCTTAGACCCATCCTTCCTCTTCTTGGCACCCTGTATTGTAGACGCAGCGTTCTGGAATACAAACCGAATGTCCAACTCTGGATGCTGTGCCTTAACAGCCTTCATCTTTCGTTGTGCATCCTGTCTGAAGTATCCCTTCAGTTCTACATACATAGTACCAAGCAAGAGGTCAGGAATATAGAAGCGTTCCACAGTATATGATACCTTGTCTGGTTCATACTGATATGAAACGCCTCTATCTTTTAAGTCACCAATGACCCTTTCCTCAAAAGTCCCCTTCGGCATCGTCAACTAACTCATCCTGAAAGACATCTGAGTTATCATCCTTGCGAATAGCAGAGGTTACAAACCCATCCTCTTCATCGAAGATAGACGAGGTAGTGTTACCATATTCAACAAGGTTAATAATCTGCACAGCCTTCAGGCGTAGCGTGACACCTACCTGTTTAGTGGACTGCATCATGTATGGTACAGGTTCAACAGCTACCTTAACTAGTGATCCATTACCTATTAACTGAGAGCCATCAAGAGGAGTACGCTTTGCATCTACTACTGCTGGCTTCTGTTCATACACTCGTCCATCACGAGACTTGATACGTGCCTTCATCTTAGTCTTGAACAGGACATTGCCTGTTGGATTACCAGCCTCATCAGTCTCATCTTCAAACGGTGTACGTGTGGACAGGACATTCTTAAGTTTAGGTTGTTCCTTGACAACTTCTGCTAACTTAGCTTGCGCCATGTTCTCAAGTTGTTCACACACTTCTGCTGCTTCTGTCTCAGGTACAACTACCTGAATACTATACTCACCCTCTGGGACATAACGTGTGTCTGGTTCAAACACTTTAGCCCATAGTGCATTGCCTTTTATCACGAGCATATATTCTTCTCCTATCGCCTCGTTGTGATAATGCTTAGATGTAACTTTAGAAACCTACGCAAAGAAATAATCTGATTTCAATACGTTAGCTAAATCTAAGTTACCCTTGCTTGGTGGGACAGGTACATCCTCTGTCCTCAGGGTTCTCATTGCATGTTGTCTCAACTCTTCCAAGACATCATGCTGTTCATACATTTTTACAAACTCCTCTCTTAAAATGTCTGACATCTGTACCATGTTAGACGAGTGTGTGCCATAGCTATCGTGTACCATAGCAAAGTCTTCTATCCCTACCTGTGTACACTTGTTGATAGTCTTGGTCATAGCTGCTGCATCTAACGAGTGGATAAAGTTAGGACTACTACCTAGTGCAGTTCGCTTTCGATTAACAGTATCGTCCTTCTCCTTTGGAAATGATAGTGACACAACGTCACCAGATATATGGGTCTTGATACGCTTCTGTTCTAACTCATAGTACTGTTGTAGCACTAGCCATCCTGTTGGTGTTACCCACTCCATGTGTTTCTTGTGGGCTGCATAGATGTTTGCCACGTCTTTGACATAGTCCATAACCTGCCTTGCGGATTGAATGACACCAGAAATGGACTCCCATACATGACCTGACAGGTACGATGCAGCCTCGAACAGGTCATCACCAAATGGATTGAGTGCCCCCTCTTTTATCTTATCCCATATCGCATCCTCTATGTATGTTCTACATGCATGTCGAGTACCAGAGTAGGGCACTATCATAACAGGACGCTTCGCTATCTTCCTGTCTATACCAAAGGCTAGACACTTCCTAGCTATCTCACTGTCGTCCTGTTGTACACGCCTGAGTGTCTCCTCTGCTACCTGAGTGTATATATCCTGAGGTAGTTCAGATGGTATCAGGTTAGTAGCATAGCCTCCCCTCTCGTCCCTGAGTATAGCTGATAGATGTTGCAGTCCGTTGCAGCTACCATCAGCAGAGACAGGCAGTCGTGTCTCAAATCCCCAGCCCTGCTTGTTGAGTGCTGACATCTCGTGACACCATGCAAGAAACTGAAATGGTTTGTCTGCCTCAAGCCATGCCTGATTATCATACGGGTTCTCGACAATACGGTGTGCCTCATCAGAGTAGTTCCAGGCCCACTGTTCCCTGTCATTCAGGGTTATCTTGTCGTTGCCATACAGATTAGCACCATGAATACACAGCCAACGTGCATCATCCCAGTTGTTGATGGCCATTGGATAACCAAACTCTAGCATAGCCTTAGACCAGTCGGCAGACTGAGGAGAGAGAAAGGTGCTGCTTGCATACTTACGTGAGCGGAAGTCATTCTGCCACACGTAGTAGAACCTATCATACTTAGCAAACTGTTCTGCTACCTGTAGGGTACGCTCTACCTGTATGCGTTTGCTCACGCTGCGATTGTTCTCGGAGTAGATAAGATTACGCTTGCGTGACCAGTTGCGAAACTCCACTCTCTCATCCTCAGTCATCTCCTCCTTATCCTTGTCGAAAGGATAGGGTGGTAGTGGTATGTCATCCTTGGCAGGTAGCTTACCCCATGACTGTCCATTGTCCCACAGGTTACGAATAACCTCAAGGATTTTGGTATTGATACGCCACTCAGTTTCTTGCAAGGCGTTCAGACAGGAGTACTCTTCCGTTAGGTCTTGTCTCTCCAGTCTCTTAAGATGTTTCTTCAAACTCATTTGCGCCTCACTATTGGTAGCTCATCTATCGCATGTCCATGATACCCACCACCACGTACACTATCCCATTGCTTGGGTAGTATGACACATGGTAGGTAGCGTGGCCTCGATGTTTCTATGTATGTATTGAAGGCGTTGATCCATTCAATAGTGCCCTCAGTAGGTTTGACATAGGTAGTCCTACGCTTACGCTCTGTCTGTTGCATATCTAGTTTAACTATACCTGTGGTTTGTATGATGATGTCAACCATCTTGAAACCAATATGCACTCGCTCTGCCTTCTCCCATTCTGTGTTCTGATAGCCGTCCTTGTTCATCTTGTGTGTCAGGCCGTAGCGTCTAGCACCATAGGCCTTCTTCATAGCTTCACGTATTACGTTGTTGGCGACACTCCCTTCAGCCTGTAGCCACCTGTCTAGCCTGTCCTGCATCTCGATGTTAGCTCCTATGTTACGAGCTACATACAGCAGTGTGTTCTTTCTACTAAGACTATCGACTAGAGATACTAGTGACAGGTATGATAGTTGTTCTACATCCATATGATTGAGACGTTTCCATGCTAGGTCTCTGGATTTATTTGTCGGGTTATCTAGCCACTCCCTTATACCATTGCTTACATCGTCTACAAGGCGGGCTATGATAGCTCTACCATGTACCGTGTGTGATTCCCTACCAGACTGGATTGACCTATCCCTCGCCTTCCTAAAGCGTTTTATACCACCTGTTAGCATGTCACACTCTAGCTCAAGTTGATGGTCAATTAGGTCTTGGTCAGTTTCTAAAGTTACAACCAAGATAGGACCCCCTTTCACATTATATATAACTTATAGTTATAGATAGTTAAAGATTACTCCTATGCTCAGGACCAGTACAGTTCCTAGCATGACTACTAGTTGTATACCAATTACATTCTCGTAGTCTCTGTCTAGAAACATAACACCAATCATGGCTAGTATACATATCACTCCTAGTGCTAACATTCCTCACCATGATCCTCTAGCATCCTCTGCTGGTGCTTTGTTGTAGTCTCGTACTGCCGTACCTCCTCCTCCCAAGATGTGTCACATGAACCACAGTAACACTCAAAGATGTTATCGATAGCGAACAGCTTCTCTCCATCTGCTGATCCACAGTAGGGACACCTAACAAATCCCATGCTCATGTGCCTTCTCTCTCCTCCCCTATCCTTATCTTTCTCCCATCTATATAGCCATGCTTGTACTTTATATTGTACTGAGGCATGGCCCTAGCATCATACTGATTATCATAATCTAGTAGGTGGTATCCATTGTGGTACCCTATGATGTAGGCATCATCGTACTTATTCCTCGTCATCTCTAGTCCCCATCACCCAGTTGTTTGACCACAACATCCTTTCACCATCCTCATTAGTAGGCGGTACAAAATTATAGTCAAATCTCAGATCGGATACGATTTCCTCTAGCGTCCTGATGTCTGACATCCACAAGTCATGGACTTCCGTGATATTAGAAAGGATTTCTTTCAGTTTGTTGTGGATTTTTAACATCTTCTCTCTGTCTTCCTGGTTAGGGTGGACCCTTGGTTTAATACGAACCGTATAGGTCATACTAGTACTCCCCTCCACCATGCTGGTGTCTGTGTGTATTTCCAAACTGCAAAGGCTGACTTCTCACCTAGATAGTAGTTACGATATGCCTGCACTGTG